GGGAAACGCGCCGCTCGAGACCGTCACCGGCCAGTGGTCCGGACATAGCTCACCGCCTCCTGTAAGACCCGATCGGCTATCTGGTCGGCGCGTTCCCCTTCCCAGCGGCGTAACACCGTCTCCAACGATTCATTGACGGTGCCGACGTCGACGTCCAGGACCACGGTCAATTGCCGCCGGGAGTCCTCGACGTGCTGGGTTGCCATCGTGGCGGCCATCTGGACGGGATCGGCGTCGGATTGCATCCACGCCAGGTGCGCGCGCAGCGCCGGCAGGAACGCCATCCGGCAAACGTCCTCGTGCACGGGATAGAACGTCTCGATCCAGCGGCGCAGTTTTTCGGGCGTGGCCTGGGCCCGCCGCGCACGGTCGGCTTCGATGCGCAGCAGGCGGCCGGCGGCATCGACGAACAGCGCCCGGTGTGCCGCGATGACGGCGGTCAGGCGGGCGGCCTCTGTGGCGCGCTGGGCGTCGAGCGCTGCGGCCAGGCGCGACCGCTCCGTCTCCGCGGCCTGGGCCGCCTGGGCCGCCGCCGCCGACAGAGCGGTCTGGTGCGCAGCCACCGCCACGGCGCGCGACGCCGCCTCGGCCTCGGCGGTCAGGCGGGCCGTTTCGGCGAGCGCGGCCCCCGCCTGGCGCTCCCGCTCGACCTCCGCCCGGGCCTCGAGGAGCTGCGCAGCCGCGTCCGTGGCGCGCGCCTCCACAGCGGCCAGGGTCAACGCCCGGGCCTCCACGTCTCGCGCCACCGCCGCGAGGTGGGGCTCGACAGCCTCGGAGACGCGGGACGGCAAGGCCTCCAGGTGCGCCTGCTGCGCGGTGACCGCGGCCTGCAGGTCTGTCCGGAGGGAGATGTCGACGCGGGTGACGGCCTCGTCGACGTGCGCCACGGCCAGGGCGACCGCCGCGGCGGCGGCCTCCGCCTTCGCGGAGGGAGCGACCACCTCCGGAACGATGAGCCCCGGGAGCGCCTCCACGCGCGCGTTGAGCGCGGTCCCGGCCGCCTGCAGTTCCGTCAGGATCGACGCCTGCACCCGGGCGAGCGCATCCTCGACGCGCGCCAGGGCCCGCTCTTTCTCCTCGGCGTCGACGGCCGGGTCGTCCTCGTCGTCCTCCTGGGGCGGCGGCGGCAGGGCGGGCGGGGTCGGCGCCGGGGCGACTTGCTTGTCGATCACTTCGTCCATGCGATCCGCGGGCACCATGTTCAACGGCACGAGGTACTGCTGACCGGACCCGTCGGGCAACGGGTTCATGTTCTCTTTCTCGCGCACATCATCGGCCGAGAGCCAGCCCCACTGGCGGCCGATGGCATAGGCGGCGTACCGGCTCGCGATGTCCCCGCGGAGCAACCCATCGACCAGGTGCTCGGCGAATTGGATGTTACGTTCCGTGGAGGCGACGAGTTTCCGGTTGATCTCCTGCTCCCAGCGCACGAGCCAGTTCCGGAGCGTATCGACGACCCACTCGATGTTCTGGTGCTCGATATTGCTGAACGTCGCGCGTTCGAGGTCGCGCAGCTTGTGTGGCGGCATATTGAACCAGCGGGCCACCTCCGCGATCTGGAACTTGCGCGTCTCGAGGAACTGCGCATCGTTCGGCGGGATGCCCAGCCGCTTGTACTGCATCCCTTCTTCGAGGATCAGAAACCGATGCGCGCGGTCGACGCCTTGATGACGCTCGTTGATCGACGCGCGCAGTTTCTTCTGGGCGATCTCCCCGAGCTGCTTCGGATGCTCGAGGACCCCGCCGAACGTAGAGCCCTGGCCGAAGAACGTGCCGCCGAACCGTTCGGTGGCCAACCCCAGGCCGATCGACTCGCGGGCCTTCGCGATGACGGAGTAGCCGCACGTGCCGTCGTAACCGAGGCCAGGGACATGCAGCATGTCCGGCGCCTCAATGACCACATCGGACAGGCCGGCGGCGTTGCGCACGCGGTACCGCAGCCGGAGACTCCGTTCCTCACGGAATGGCTGGACGCGGTCAGGCGTGAGCGGCCAGAGCGCCACGGGTCGGCCGCCCTGGTCGCGTTCGATCTCGGCGTACCCATTCCCCCAGGTCAGCACATGCGCCTGCAGCGTCTCGCGGAAGACCATCGAGGTCATCTCGGCGTTGGGTTGATCGTGCAGGAGGCGGTACAGCGGATGACCAATGAGCCGCTCTTTGCCGCCATTGGGCAGCCGTTTATAGAGAATCAGCGGTAATGACGCCACGTTCGAGGCAATTAAGGAGACCGCCGCCCACACCGCGGAATACGTCAGGGCCGTCTGCTCGGACACCGCCACGCCGGTGGATGTCGGCGGCCTGGCGAACAGGCGGGCGATCTCCGGCGAGCTCGCGTCGATCGGTCCAACCCACGTCCCCCGGACCTCTGCCAGCATGCGCCGCATCCACGTGGGGAGCAGTCCCATTGCGATCAAATCTCCAGGAGGCCGCGCGACTCGTAGACCGATGGGGGATCCTCAACGCGGCGCGACAGCCGATCGAGCATCATCACGAGCGCCACGACCGGGTCAATCTTCTTCGGCGAATTCTGGCCAGGCTTCACGAGCTTCTCATTCTGCGCGCCGTCGAACGCCGAGATCGCATTGCTCGCCGCCCACCGCAACACCGGATGCCCGCCGTGATGCAGCCCGCCGAGCAGCTCGAGCCGGCGGAACTCCTTCATCGCCGGCCCCTGACCGGTGAAGGTCTGTCGCATCGGGAACACGGTCAGGCCCTGAGCGGCGAGATGATTCGCCACCTGTTGCCCCTGGAATAGCTGGTCGATGTTCAGCTCGCGGAGGTCGAAGACCTGGGCATCGGCGATGATGGCGTCTTCGATGCGGTCGTAGTCGATCGCGTCGCCAGGCGTCGTCTCGAGCCAGCCCTCCTCGACCCACTGCCGGTAGAGATGCCGGTGGGGGTTCTTCGGATTGTCCAGCTGCGCGGCCGGCACCCAGCAGCGCGCCGCGAGGTCGAGACGATCGGGATCGTCCTCGCACTCGGCGCCGTACACGACGGCCGACAGGTCGCTGACCGACGACAGGTCGAGGCCGCCGAGCACCGTCCGGCCCGCAAAATCCTCCGGACGAAACGGCCGATCGTGCCCGGCCTGCGCATCCCACACCTCGAGGTCAATCGCCGACGATTCCCGGCTGGGCCAGAGGTTCAACCGATACCGCTGGAACTTCGCCGTGGCGGCCGGGGATCGCTGCGCGGCCTGGCATTCCTCGGCGAAGATCTCGACGTCGATCGTGACGCCCAGACTCGGGTTCGCCTTGAACCAGGTCGCCCGATCCTTCCAGTCGTCCTTCTCGTCAGCGGCAAAGATGACGGCGAGGAACGCCCAATCGTGGACCTCGTCCGCGAGCACGGCCTTCGCGTAGGACCACTGCTCCCAGGCGATCGTCGTCTCGTCGTAGACGCCGGCCGTCGACACAACCAGGAACACCGGCTGATCGCGCGCCGCGCCGGCGTACTCCATGACGTCCCAGAGCAGGCTGCGCTTCCACGCGTGGAGCTCGTCGAGCACGACGCCGTGCGCGTTCAGGCCCTCGCTCTGTTCCGCGTCGGCCGACAGCGCCTTCAGCTTCGCCGCCATGCCGGGATACGCAATCGTCTTCGTCGAGTCGACGACCTGCAGACGCTTCCGGAGATCCGGCGACTGGCGGACCATGTTCGCCGCCTCGCCGTGGATGATGCCGGCCTGGCCGCGGTCCACGGCGCCGGTGTACACCTCGGCGCCGGGCTCGCCGTCGGCGATGAGGAGATAGAGCTCGATGCCCGCCGCGAGCGTCGATTTCCCGTTCTTCTTCGGAATCCAGAACCCGCCGCGGCGATACCGCCGCGTGCCGTCTTTGCGTTTCCAGCCGAAGAGTCGCCGCAGAATCTGCTCTTCCCACGCCAGCAGCGTGAACGGCTGCCCCGCCCAGCGCCGGCCCTTCGAGTGGCGGAGGTAGGTCGCGAAGAAGTCGACGACGTGCTGCCCCGCGGCCGCGTCGAACCAGCAGCCCTCGCGCACCGCGCGGACGTCTTGGACGTGCGCGATCCACGCGGGGTCCCAGCCCTGCTTCTTCGCGGTGCGCCGCGCCGCCGTCCAGTCAGTCCGTGTCAGGGGCATTCGCCGTTCGCTTCCGCTGCAGGAACTCGTTGAACTCGTCACGCGCCGGCATCACCGTCGCCGGCTTGTCGCTCACGTTCGGCTTCGGCGCCGTCGGGTCGAGCGGCATCGACAGACTGGCGCGGTCGCTGGGCGACATCCCGAACAGCGCAGCAAACCGGCGCATCGTGTCGGCCGCGTCCTTGGCCATCTTCACCATCACGTGTGGCTGCTGGAACCCGTTCGGCGTCTCCACGAGCTCGCCGTCACGCGTCCGCATCAGCGCCTCGAGCCGCCGCTCGAACCGGACCCAGCGCGCGTACGCCTGGCAGTAGGCCGCGAACTGCGCGACGTCAAGGTCGGTGAGCAGCCCGAGCCGCGACAGCTCCGGTGCACGGCGCCGCCACTCGGCCTTCGCGGTCGCGCTGAGCCAGACCGGGCACGTGACGGCGATGGTAGACGTTGGCTGAGGCTCCACGTGCCCCCGACGGCGCTGCCCAGGGTTCCCCCGCAGCTCGTTCAACGCCGTCGGCGTCCGTTTCGGCCCTCTTCGGCCCAAAATTACGTTCCTTCCCTGAAAACCTGCAGGCACACACGAGTGACCGCGAGCGGTCTACCACCGTGAAAAGTTTGTAGAGATTTAGCCCCCCCTCCCCCACGACTGATCGCGTGCGGTGCGGCGAGAGTGGTGGGCATGACAGTAGGGACGGAGATTGTCGTCGGCGTCGGCGTGTGCAGGCGACCAGCCGAGGTGCTCGATG